ATCAAGTCATTGTAACTGCCTAAATTATCTTCAGGCATCAATTTGTCATCCCATTCCCAACCATTTATTTGGAACAAAGCTTGAGCAAAAGGTGTAAATGTCACTCTTTGTTCATCATCAGTTGGGGCTGCTGAAGGCTCAGATGGGGTTTCTTCCTCTTCCTCTTCTTCAGCTTTAGGCTCTTCAGCAGGTTCTTCTTCCTCTTCAGGTGTTTCCTCTGCTGGAGGAGTCTCAGGGTCACCCCCTCCTGGGGTTTCCTCTTCTTCTTCTTTTGGTTTCTCTTCTCCACTAGGAGTTTCCTCTGGAGTTTCTGTAGGTACTTCCTCTACATAATCTAGTGAGAACACTTCAAGGTCTACACCAGTAGGGGTTTCTTTTTCTACACTCATGACTTTTGGATTTTTTACTAAGTATTATTGACTAAACCTTATTACTAAATAACATACTTTGTTATACATATCAAAGTTTCTCAAGGTACTTTTCCAGTTTTGGCTATAGATTTTTCTTCCATTAACCTCTTACTGACCTCATACTTTTGCTGTTATTAGCAATAATTCTCTTAATGTCAAGCTCTTCTTGAGTAAGTCTTTCCTCTTGCTCAAGCTCCTTCTCTTTAAGGTCAAGCTCTCTATTCTCTCTTCTTTCTTGAAGTTCAAGTTCTTTTTGTTTCAACTGAGCTTCTACTGTATCCAGGACACCATTTCTGTTGGCATCATTGGTCTTAGTAGCAAACTGGAGATTTGCAATCTCAAGCTTAGTCATATTATCAGCCTGGTTTCTAGCATTAGCATTCTGCTCTTTGAACTGGTCTTTCTGCATCTCTGCTTGTTGCTTACTCTGCTCAATAGCCATAAGCTGTTCAGTTTCAGCTTGCTTGGCAGCTTGTGCCTTCTCATCTCTTTCAGCATAAAGAGTATCAAGCTTAGTCTCCATCTGAGTAAGGTTATCACTCTTGATGACTGCAAGGATGTTTCTAAGGTCAGCATTACCAGCTTGGATTTCTCCAACTGCTGCTTGTCTAAGAAGCTGTTGTGCCTCATGGTCATGGCTCTTGTCTTGAACAAAGATGCCAAAGTTCTCATGGGCAAAGCCTCCAGGCTCAATATCTAAGATTCTTCTGGTAAGGTCACCCTCTACAGCATAGAATGCTTTCTTCCCATCTCTCCATGAGAACTTAGCTCTGTCAAGCAGTCTTTCCAAGACTCTTCTCTTGGTCTCTGCATGGGTATAGAATAAGTACTCTGTGATATAAGATGAGCTTTGAACAGACCTTTCAACTCCACCAACTGTTTCTGATGCAGCTACTTGGCCCTCTCTTTGAGGTGTGATTCCTGTAATGTCAGCAATCTTCTTTTCAATGAAGTTTGCCATGCTCATCCACTGCTGAATCATTTCAGTGTGAGCCATATTCATTGACTTCCATTGGTTGAAGCCAGATGGCTTTCCTCTCTTCCCTTCTTCCTGGGAATTGATGAAGCCAATCTTGAACACATTCAAGTAGTACAACCACTTGTCCATGTCAAATCCTTCTGACCTTGGAATCTGGGATACATCAAATACCCCAACCTGACCAATAGAAGTAACAATCTCTTGCTTCATTCTCATCATGATGACATTGTAAAGCAAGTTCCATTGTTTCATTTTCTCTACAATAGAGTACTTTCCAGTAGTACCTACATACTGTAGTTTTCTTCTTCCAAGATTGTCAAGGCTGAAATCAGCATTTGGAACTGGTCTGATATTCACATAAATATCTTCCCCAATTCTAGTAGCCTCCCAAGGCTCATTAATCCATTCCCATTCAACACTGATTACTTGATATGGGAACTCAGTTTTCTTGAAGGTCTCATCAACAGTCTTCTTTTGGATTTGACCATCCTCATCAAGATAAGTCACAAAACCTATCTTTCTTAAGCCCATCCATTCAACTCTGATTACCTTAAGCAGAGTCTCATTACCAATTCTGAATGAATTTTCAGACCCAGTAACATACTCCCCACTGAAGTAGGTTGCCATGTAAGGCTCATCATGAGACCTTGACACATTACCTTTCAGTGTTTCAATTTTTTCTACATCCTCTTTCTTGATTGCTGAATGATACTCTTCATGAATATCAGCAGCAGTAAGGTATCTCCACTCAATGAACCAGGTACATCTCTCAATATTCTCTACCCCAGAGCTTAACTCATAGGCACAGAACCTTGGGTCTACATTCCTAATTCTTGGTTCTCCTTCAATATCACCAACCCAGTACAGTTCTCTTGCAGACTTGAGGTAGTGTCCCCAACCTTCATTGAATACCCAATCAAGGTGTAATTGGGCTTTTAGGTACTCAAGGGAAGATGCTGCTGCAACTTCCATTTTGTCCCTGTACTCTAAATCATAGTGTCTTTGAATCTCAGGATATTCCCTTGGAGCCATTTGAGCTAATTGCTCCTGTGGTGCTTCTAACAGCCCAGCAGCCTGCAATGCTTGTTGCAGGTCATAGTCCATTCTCTCCTTAATCTCATTGTTTTTCTTTTCTTGTACTCTGGATACAGAGTCAGCATTGGTTGAGATTACTTTGTGGTTGAATGGTCTTTTAAGTTCTTCACCCTTAAGCAGTTCATACTTAGGGGACATTAAATCATAGTGGTCAAGTTCTGCTGGCATTTTGTAGTCAGACAATACTTCACCAAAAAAGTCAAAGGTTCCCTGGTAATCTTCTCTATTGAATTTACCTTCTAGGAGATTATAGTTCTCATGAATCTTCCACTCCTCAGTCTTAAAGCTGGAGAATGTTCTGAAGTTGTTCAAGCTTTCTAAAACAGCTTCACCAAACTTCTCTTCAGAACCATACTCTTTCCTCTTCTGTGCTCTTGTAAGATTCTGTGCTGGAAATGAATATGACATATTACACCTTTTTCACAAAATTATAAATTTTTCCCATAATGTAACAATTTTCTACCTGTTTTCAAAGCTGGACCTGTACACCAAGATTTCTGAATTACCCCCAATCTCAGGTGTAGGTGGTTTGCTTTTTAACAATTTATCATCCCAAGCTTTAAACAATCCATCATCTGGCATTGTTATCTCATCTTTGGTATCTACAATTACATTGTGTAGTTCTTCTTTGTACAACATTACAAGGAGCATACTATCCACCCTGTCAAAGTTTCCTTTAGGATTGTAGGCCAAGAGTTCTTTCAAGAGTGTCAAGCTGTATATCTTCTCAACATTGTGATGACCTGGAGCATACTCTTCAGCCAACCACTCAGCAAGCTTCATCTCTGCATACATCCTAATCTGGACATTCATGTGAATACCATACTTCCTATCTACAACAGAATTTTCAATGATATGGTTGATAATTTGTGGCTGTGGTGCAAGCCATCTAAGTTTCTGGTTCTGTTCAAACCAAGTCTTCACACCAACTACCATGTTCTCATGCATATCCATGCACTTATAGTATTCTAGCAACTTGGCTAGATTCTCATAGTATTTGTTGGATGACTCTGGCCTGCCATAGTAAGTAGCTACTGGGAGGTCATAGGTTTTGTTTGGTGTCCAGAACCTTTTATAAATTGTGGTAGCCCCCAAAGAATCTGAAGAATCAGCATCATCAAACATATAAGGGTCAGTACCAGCAATATACAACATATTAGGACTGTCATACTCAGGGTGTTCATACACCACAATACACCCTTCCCTATTTTCTTTATTAGTGGGAAAGTCTGCTTCTCTTGCATCTGCATCTGGTTTCCATTTTAAAACTCCTTGTTCATACTCAAGCTTACCAATCTGCCCAATCTTGTCAGCTTTCCCAGCTATAATCTTGTTTATCTGGTTCTGAATCAATGCTTGAGGGAACTTGTTCCCCACTGACTGCATAAAGGCTTCAGATGGATTCTTAGGATAATACTGAATTTCCTTGATAATAGCTGAAGGGTCTTTTGACTTTTTCTTCCTAACTCTATCCCTCTCCAATGCTTCATCAGCAGTTTCAAAATTAGTCATCAAGGTGATTCCATCCCCACCTTCTTCCAATGGAATAACCTTCTTGTGGTCATTCAATACATATTGTGCTGGGATAAAGTAAGCTTGTGGTGGGTCTTTCTCATCATCCTGGAAAGTCAAGAAGTTATAAGTATCTGGGTCATAGAACATTTTCTGTGCAGAGATAGAACCTCTGTCCATGTCACCCCCAGTACCAATCAATAGTGGAGTACCAAACCAAGTTGAACCTTCTTTCCAACAAGGCTCTGCTGATTGATAGGCTTTTTCCAAGTTATCAAACATACCAACCTCCTCAAAGATGAAAAGCTTGGGTGTCTTACCATTGGCTGCTGTATGACTCTGCTTGAAGACAATGTTGTGAATCCTAGAGTTGAATCCCTTTCTAATCCACTTGTCCCCTACTAGCACATCATAGCCAGACCTAAATTCTTCATCAACCTTGTCCCTCACTCTCTTGTGATAGAACTCAGTCTCAATCAGACCATCCAAGTGGTCCTTAACTTTCTGCATGTGGGGGTCAGTATAGTCATGCATGAATCCCCCAACTACTACCTCATTGTCTGGGTAGAATGTATATTCACTGGCTGCACACCAAGAACAGATGAAGGACTTTCCACCCCTCCTTCCTGTAATCCAGAAGAATCCTTTCTTTTCTCTCTGTGCTCTATCAATGTGCTTGAACACTTCCCACTCAACATCTCTTAAGAGTGGTTTACCTTTTTCCTTTCTTCCCTTCTTCTCATTGTAAAGCTCAATGGTTCCAAAGTTGATGTAGCCATACTGATAACCAGGCATGTACCTGCCACCTACAGTGTATCCTTCAGTACACCTTCTTTTTTCTTCCATCCACCATTCTTGGTATTCCCTGGAAGCTGGATTCATTTTAGGAATCCCCTTCCTAGCTACTTCATTGAATAGCTGGAAATTGATGGTTGGTTCAAAATTAGGTTCAGGACCTTTCAGTATTTGCTGCTGCATCTAGTTTCTCTTTAATCTTCTCCAGTCTTTTCCTATCTACATAGAACTTTCCAAAATTCATTATTTTGATACCTTCAAACTTACCTTGTCTGATAACCTTGACTATGAAAGATGCTTTAGCCTTGAATATCTCTTCAATGACTTCATCACTCTCACCAGTCTTAGCCTTGACTTTTTCAAGTATTTCCTTGGGCAGTATCATACTTTACCACTTTCTAACATACTAGGAGAATAATCCCCTTTAGTATTGGTGACAGCTTTCTTGGTAAGATATTCTTGTTTCAGCTTATCCCTCATATCAAACAGCTTCTTGGTCTCAGCCCAAATTTTATCAAGCTTTGACCCACCATCAATTGTGTATGGGGTCTCTTTCAAGAACTGGGTTCTTCTGTCCATCCCTTCATCCCACTCAGCCAGCAGCCTTCTTGGGGCATCCCTCTGAATATGGTTGTAGGTTTCAATGAGTGGAATTAGCTTTCCCTCATATTTAGTAAAGAATCCTGGCATCTCAAGGAAATCATCCTCAATCAGCTTGATTCTATCTTCAATGACTTGAGTAGCATACTCTGATTCATAATCATACACCAGACCAATTGCCCACATGATTTTGGAACTCTTTTCCTTATTGGGGCTGCTGTCACCCTCATGAAATTCCTTAAATGCTTGTGGCACAAGTAACTGTGGGTGTGATTCCCAGAAGTTTGCTCTTGGTGAAAATGAATCAATTATTGCCATACTCTCTCAACTCTAAATTCAATTAAGTCTTCTTTAACCAAGTTGAAGTGTTGGAGCACTTCCTTTTCCACTCTCCCCTGTCTGGTGCTCTTGGTTTTGAACTTCCCCTGGAATCCCTGCTTTTCCTCCCCCTTGGTCAAGATGCTGAATGTCCATGTGTGACTCTTTGCCATTTTCTTCTAAGTTTTGATTGTTGATGTTCTCTTGATTATGTACTGATTCTGCCCCATTAGAGTTGTTATCTCCACCTTGTACTTGGGGTACATCTTCTCCAGCTTTACTGCCAGGCTCTCCATGCTCTGCAATTCCTTGAGGAATACTTCCAGGCTGTGGTACTTTTGGAGTCTCTCTCTTTTGAAGTGGTTCATCAGTCATAATCATTTCAAATGTAACAATAGCTTTACCTGACTTGATGACATCCTTTACAAATGCATCAAGCTTTTTGTGCAGCTCTAATCCAGTTCTTCCTACCTCATGAATCAAGCCTTTCTTCTTGATTGCTCCAATGAGGTTATTGAAGTTGGCCAAGCTAATCTTCAGGTTTTTGGCAATTTCCTTTCTTGTGTCAGTGGCAAAGATGTCCACCCCAGGAATAGAATAAGCATCCCTTTCTAGGAACTGCTTATGAAACCACATCAATTCAGATAATACAAACATCTCTTTTTCAGAGAGGTTGTTCATCCCATTGGTGGTCTTAAGATAGGCCAAGAAGACAACTCTCCTTGGTACTTTTTGTACATACTTCATTGACTACCATTTAACTACAAGTAATTGACTATAATCTTTTCTCTAACAACCAAGAAGCAAACTCCTCATCTTCTGGTCTAATCTCTTTACAGAAATTAGTCACAATCTCAGTGCTGTTGCTCTTCTTGACTTTCTTGGTACACAGCCAGTAATAATTCCCCAGGTATCTTAACCTGAAGTTCTTGTATGCCCAGATATTTCCTTCAAGGGTTCCTGTCTGTCTAATACATTTGAACCCAAAAATCTCTGGTGTCCACAAGTACATCACTTCTGCTGTTTCACTCATAACTCTATACTATGCCCAATTTTCTTAGGCTGTTTAACTTCAAGTTTTGCTTTAGGCAAATCTATAGCCTTTTCTGTAAATTTATGAATAAATCCACAAGAAATGCAAATCAATTTCAATTCTCCTTGCACAGGTTTGAATATTCTCTCTGTTCTGCACTTCCTACAATGTTGATAACAACTAACCATTTCTCAAGGTTTTACTTCAAGCTTGAAATACTGAATAAGGCATACATTGCCTGCCTATCCCATTTTGGACACACAGAAACATATCATGTTGCTGGTCCCACAGATAAAGAGTGAACCCTATATAGAAATAACCCCCAAAGGGAATAGGATTCACTCTTGAATTTGTCTTACCCTTTTCCATCACCCTTCCTCTTGTGTACAGTGTAAACACCATCACCAGGTCTGGGCAGAAAGAACTCTTGGCTTATCACAGCCATCCAATAGAAACAAAAGACTGCAAATGTAGGATAGTACACTATTCCAAACCACTTGCTCCATTCAGCCTCAACCATCACATCAGCCACATAGAACCCAAAACAGGTCATGGCCCAAATAGCAAGCTTTGGGAAATTAACATACTTTTTCTTTCCCAGTTTCAGGCTCATGAAGCCATCCACATGCAATCCAAAGAATCTTCTAGTACTTCTAGGCATAATTCAATTGTTTAAAGTTTCACATTCAATGATTCTCTCCATGTTGACCATAGGTTATGTAGTCAGGGTTCAATTGATAAACCCCTCTTCCAATCCTAATAATCAACCTAGAGTTAGTTATTCCTTGTAAGGTCCTTTTGAAAGTTATCTCAGAAATATTCAACTTATGGGAAATTCTTTCCCTCTCAACTTGAGTGTGTGCCCATTTCAAGTTATCCTTGTTACAGGCATTCACAATCTCCTTGAACACTCTCACCTGGGTCATATTACTGAGCCTGTCAGTGAAGTCTTCTCCATTAAAATCAAACTTCCATTTCATAAAGTACCTCCTTCTTCTCATTAAGCCTCAACTACAGCTTGATGTTCTTCTCTCATTCTCTGAAACTCAAAACCCAGGTGAAATCTGGCTTCAGACATGTGAGAGTAAACATTGCTAATTGCTTTACCAATCAGCACTCCAGGAAGTGGGTTCATTCTTAGAAATGCAATAGTTACTTTCTTCATTTGCTCTCTGAGCCAATCAATCTTCTGGATATAATCCAAATCAGAGTAGTATTGCAATCCTTTTTGCTTTTTCTCAAGCTCATTTGTCTCATTATGCAATGTGATAAATGCCTTGGTCAGTGGGTACTTCACATCTGGATGTGCTTTGATGATTGCATCAATCACTGGGTTTACATCAGCAGTTGGCTCAATGTCCTTGACATTATTCCTTTGCCCATCCTTTGGGTATGGATTATCAGCAGACAACCCTTCCAGAATTTTCCCCATCCAAGCTTTTGCCATTCTCAAAGAATGGTAAGCATCAGATACTTCTCTTGACATTCCAGGCACATACTGTGCATGAGAATGAGGAGTTAAAGAAGGATGATTTGATGTGTGCTCTATCATGAGCTGCATTAATCCATCCACCTGCATTCTGAACTCTTTTACTGTTTTAATTGCTACTTGATTCATTTGACTTTTTCTTTTTAATTAACTCAATGTATTTACTCATAGGCAATGTCCAGTTCCCCTCAACAGGGTTCATGTGTTCATCAACTGCACTGTAGATAATAGCTGAATACTCTTCAAAGTCTTCAGGTACAATGTCACCATCTGGGTCAAACCATCCATTAGAAGTGAATTGCTCTTCCCCCTCTGCATTAGGAGTTTTAACCCATTCCTGAGTTACCTTTACCCCCATCAGATCGTGACTGGGAAAC